GTCCCAGTTACGGGAGAAAATGTTAGTGGCTTGTATCTCCATTGCCTACTATCTTAACTGTAATAGGTTGTGTCAACTTGTCGCCTCCCGTAGTTACGTCCGTCTTTTCAGTGAGTCCGTTTAGTCGGGCCACGATATTGTTATTGTATTGGCCGATTAATGCGCCCTCAATTTGGTCGTTGCGTATTTCTTCCTTTATACGCGTGACGATTGTTACATACTCGGAAAATGCCCCATCTACATTATTCCAATAGCGGTTAATGTCAGCCCCCCATTTGTTGCAAAACGTCTTAAACCCATCCATCGTCAATGGGGGTGTATGTTCTTCGTAAACCACCCCTTTGTTGGTGGCCTTTGGTATTCTTCTTACCCTTCCTTTTACGTCTTCGGTGTATTGTTCAAATAGGCCGTATAGGTGTTCGGGGCTATCTATGTTTCTTGGCTTTCCCATATTATTGTTCTTTCGTCTTTTTGTTGTTTGCGTAATGGTCCAAAAACTCGTCTTCGCTGATTTCTTCTAAGCACATTAACCCCTCAACGTCTGTAAGGTAAAAAACAACGTGCGCTTCATTCACCTTTAGTTCGTCTTCGAGTGCCTTGGCGAAATTAATCATGTTCTTGCCTGCGTCTAATAGGTAGTATTTAGCCATTTTCACCAGTTATTGCCACCAAGTAACAAAGGTAGCTGATTAATGACCACCCCGAAAATTGCATAGCGTGTGTTGCGTCGTTGTATATTAGGCTCAACGCAGACATTAGTACAAATGTAGCTACAAGGAACCCGAATAAGTTACTTATTTTCATTTGCGCTTGCGTTTAGGTTTTGGGTATGTTTCCATAATACGTTCTATTTCTACCCCGTTAAATTCTATTGTAAAAGGTTCAATAGTTTCTTCCGTCTTTTCGGTGACCTCATCAAAGTATTTCTCCAAGTTAACACCCCATTTTTTAGCCGTTTCAATGTCGGCTTCGGTAAGTTGGTCTATTTTCTTCGTCACCCGGACAGCACCCGCCAAGTATTCAACGCTCACTCCCTTATATTGTGTTTTTATCTTCAACATATTTTCTAAATTTTGACTTTAATTCGTTAATGTAGATGAGTGCGCTACTTGGGTCAATGTTAAAATGTTCGGCAAGGTCACGCTTAGTAGTTATTCCCTTGTTGTAATACACCTCCCAAAGTATAGCGTCGACCCTATCTAACGTCTTTTCAAAGTCGCTTACATCTATTTTAAGTAATAGGTTGTTCGATTGGTTATTCAGGTCGCTAATGTCAAATTCTAAGTCCACCGAGTTAACCCGTTCTTTAAGGTTCGTTTGTGAATTGTAGCGCATGAGTTCAAAGTAAATAAACCCAAAGGCTAAACGTTCTATTTCGTCTTCTTGTATGGTGTCCGCCTTACCCACTAAGTACAAATAGGACGATGATACTAAACTTTCAGGCTCAATAGATTTCTTTAACTGCGTGATTCGTCTTTTCGCAGCACTCACCAACAGCGTATAATTGTCAGTATAGAACTTATCTATTAAACTCCGCATACCACGTTAAAAAGTCCTTTGCATAGATTCTGCGCTGAACCGATGAACACATACAATACGTTACTTTACGCTCCGAGTATTTATTGTATACGTCTCTTACCCTTACAATGGTCACTTTGTTGACCTTGCCAGCATTAAACTCGTCGTATAACGTCTCGAATAGGCTTACTTCCTGCGCATCCATCCTTCATGCAATAGTTGAAGACCGAAAACAATAAACGAAGACACTACCGCCTTTTCAAACGACCAAGTAATGGCTAACGCTGACCAGAATGTACAACATTGCCAACACTCCAACGAGCCAAAAACGTACTCCGTAATGGCACGAGGCTTCATTTTGCTATAGATATAATCTGCTAAATACTTGAACGGCTCAAACTCTTGAATAAACCACCCCATCGCAATCAAAAAAAGATACTCCATGTGCTTAAATTTTAATCAAATATACGATTATTTTTTAACCAACAAAAAAACCCCGTTACTCTTCGGGGTTTAGTCGCTCGAAAGCGGGTAATTGAAAGATGAAACGGGTGTAGTCGGTTTTGGTCCGTCTTCTCATCCGATATTTGACATGGTTCTTGTCAATTGGTTTCCTGCGCCTCATAAAGTGAGTCAATTAATGCGTGGGCTATTCGTTCAACTGTGGTTGTGTTTAAGCCGCCTTCGTTGTTTAGTAATTTCTTGACTTGGCTTGACTGTACTTTTGACCGTCTACAAAAAGACCTCATCGACTCAGTTTCCAAGCGCGTCCCAATAGCCTCCCGAAGAAAGCCATTGAGCGCGGTTAGTTCTGCTATTCTCAAAACGGTAAGCCTGAAGAGTTAGCAATCTTTTCGCTGGTGTTCTGCGGTTCGGGTTTGAACGGCTCCGATACTTTAAGAGACAAAAATTGTCCTTTGTCCGTGGTCTTTACCCATCCTGCGATGTCGTACTCTTGGTCACCTACTTTGATTTTACCTTTGTAATCCGGGTGGTTGTCCGCCTTTTTGTTGTTAGGGAAAAGCGTTCCCGTGTTTGCTTTGTGTTCGTAACTCATATTTACTTGTTTTTAATTATTTACTAAAATAGAAACACCAGACGCTTTTTCAACTACATATAAAATGGTTGCTCGCCCAACTGCAACACCCCGCTACCGTCGCACGGATTATTTTGTGTTTCTGCTCGTCTTTCCGAGCTGTCAGCGTTATTATCTGGGTTGCAGCAGATATTATTGGTTTATTGGTTTATCATCTAAATAATCGTGTGCGTATTTAATTCCTTTCATAAATGAACTTTCAGGGTCGTGTCCTTCGCATCTCAATAGGTCATAAAGAAAATGTAAGTCAACAACTGCATCCTCGTATTCGTCTTTTCGTGGTGGCAGTTCGTTTAATGGTTCACAACTCATAACTGTTTGTTTTTGATTTGCTCTTTAATTCGTTCTAAATATAGGCATAAATCCATTGCCTCTTCTTGGGCGTGTTGAATCCAATCCAAGGTTTCAAGGTCGGTTCGTTCAAGGTTCGTTCCGTATTTCTCTAACCCTCTTTCGCTACGGTCTGCTATTTGGTTTAGGACTTGGATAACTATTCTATCTGTTTTCATAATTTATTGATTAACTCGTTATAGTATTCCTTTGCGTGTAACAGCTTTTCTTTAACCTGTTCGATGTTAGCCTCATTCAACTCTATTTGAAACGCTCTAACACGCTTATTTTCGCTTATGTGGCTAAATTCGTGTTTCGCTCGGACTTCGTTTTCTGTTTCTTCGGTGACGTCAATCTCGAATTTCTTCCACGAAGTACGTCGAATCTCGTCCTGCACGATGTCTTCGGGGGTGTCTACAAGGCAATACACTACACGGGCTTTCGTTCGTCCAGTGAGCCAACAATATCCCACAAGTTGCCAAAAGTAATCCTTATTAGGAAGTTCATCCTCAAACCAAGGGAAGGTAGTGCCGTCCCAAGAACATTTGATGTCGATTATTTCGTCTTCCAAAATAAGGTCGGGAGTTCCTTTGATAAATTCATTCTCAAAGTATTCCGTGTTTTTGAGCGCAAAAGGTAAATTAAGGACTTGTGACGCCATTTCGATGGCTAGGTCTTCCTGAGTGTTACCCTTGTCCGTGTAACGGCTTGAGAAGTCTTTTTTTATACCAAACTTTTCCTCAAGTGCTAATTCTTTAAGATACGTTTTAGCGGTTTGTGAAAGGACCTCCCCCTTTGATTTGGGGGAAGTCATTATCTTACCTAACGAGCTGCAGCGAATTTTCATAACTTTTCGATTTCTTTTCTTACGTTTACCCAATATAAAAAGGCATTTACTTTAATGACTTGGGAATTATTAGTATCAAACCAATTTTTGATATCTGTAGGTCGATGCTCTACCCATGCGTAATCAAAATTCAAATGACCTCCCATTGATAAAATTTCATCTACTGCAATTAAAGCACATTCTTTTTGTTTTTCAAGTGTTTCAACTTGCAAGTAATATTTACTTACTAATTCATCTGCTTTCTCTTTTGGTGTCATAACAATAAAAGTGCTTTAGTTTGTAAGTCTGTTAATTGGTAACCGCTCAATGCTTGTTTGAATTGGTCGGGTGTCATTTCGCCATTGGTGATTTTAGTAAGTCCGTTTTCAAAGCGTTCCTGCGTAATAGTTGGCTTCGTGTTTTTGACCGTTGCACTCGCACTATTCGCGTCGTCGTCTTCGGCTTGTAGGCTTAACAATGACTGCAAAGTATAACGACGGTAGTAAGTCACAGCAGAACCTACTTTTTGAGGGTCTTGAATGTCAGGAAGGCGCATATCTGAAAATGCTGTTTCTCCCGTTTCAATGTCAATAATCAACGTCCTAACTTTACCATCTTCAATAGGTTGGATAAGTAGTAATCCGTATTCTAAAAGCACTGGTTCAACTGTTTCAATTAAGCCGTTAATGTCGGCGTACTTGTTTTTAAAGTGAGGGTTAGTAGAGTTCTTAACTACCTTACCAATTTTTTGCTTTGCAGCGTGTAGTTTTGGGTAAAGACCCGTTACTTTTACCACCTCTTCAATGGTTTGTTCTGTTTTTTTCATGTTTTTTTCTTATTAGTTTCAGCAAATATACGCTTTATTTTTAATACGGAACGCATTAGAGTAAATTTTTATTTATTAGGTCGTTCAATGGCAGCAAAATTCCCTTACTTGTATTCATATCACCGCCTAAAATGTCCCGGTTCGTGTTTAGGTATTCCCTACAAAGGGACTTCAACGCTTCGGTTTTAATAAATACACAATGGTTGTCGCTTAACCAATAGCACCAAAAATCCGCTTGGGTTGATGCAATGCCGCTAGGCTTATTTCGTGACTCGTATTCGATAAATATATTACCAGTTTCCAAACATCTAAAGTCCCGTTTAATTTCTATTTTGCTGCCTAGTAATTTAGCAAACTCTTGTTCGTAAACTTGACCAACTTGTAAGTCGTAGCGGAAGTCGTTGTTAAATTCCATACTTAAAATAATTTTTGTTGCGCTACATGATTATTTATTCTTTGGATAGCCTTTTCAAAGTACTCGGTATCTAGTTCGCACGCTGTAAGTTCAAAGCCGTATTCGTGGCAGGCTATTGCTATACTACCACTCCCGAGATGAGTGTCGAGGATTTTATCGCCTTCCTTTGCGTACTTATCGAGTAGCCATTTGTAAAGTGCTACGGGTTTCTGCGTGGGGTGGATGCGGTTCTCTTTGTTTTTCATGTCACCTTGTAACATTCCGTTCCATCTAAATTCAAATTTTCTTACTGCGGTTTTGAACGAAGTCCAACTCAATTCACAATCTGCAAAATCCCCCGTATTATCTTTGTCCCATACTATCCAACAACTACTATTTGCTAAAGGTATATTTTCAATAAAATGATTAGCTCCCCAAATAATTTGATTTTTACTAACTCTTACTAACTCATTAAAATAACATTTATTAGGTATAGAACAATCCCAATTTTTTTTCGTATACATAGGTGTTTTAATTCCTTTAGTGCCTCTTTTTTTGTCACCTCCATCTTCACCTATCCCATACGGAGGGTCAACTATAGCAAGGTCAAAGTAGTTGTCAGGATAGCGTGACATCAATAGCATGTTGTCCTCGTTTGTAATTTCAATTTTATCAGTAATTTTCATCTTTAATTTTCTTTTTGTAGGTTGCTATTAATTCCTTTAGTTCTTCCTTGTCCCATTTCTTCGTGTCGTGCGCAAAACTTTCAAGCCACCAATATCCATCGTAACCGATTTTCTTTATTAAGGCTTCGCGGTATGGTATTAAGTTTCCGTGTTTGTGTTGGTTGCAGCTGACACATTGAGCGTGGACGTTGTCCGGGTGAAAACGCACCGAAGAATGACCTCCTGCACTCCAAAAGTGTCCAGCGTCGTATTTGCTACCGAGGGTGTTACCGCAGGAAATACAAGGTTGGTCTTTGTCTCGTAATCTTACCCACTTGTTAAACACTTGTTGCGCAAGTTTAAGATAGTCGGAGACGGTTAACAAGTCTTCCTTTTGCTTTTTGATTTTTTCCTTTTTGATTTTGGCGAGGTTCTTTAGGGCTTGTTCCGTCTTTTTGCACACATAACAGTGCTTGTCTAAGGTCGAGAATGGTGTAAAGATTTCTCCACATTTTTTACATGACTTCATAACGAAAGATTTTTAATGATTTTCTCCAATACTCGCACTACTATACTATTTCCTGCTTGTTTGTAAGCTTGTGAATCTGATACGCAACTAAAATCGAAAGTATCAGGGAAATCCATTAATCGAAAGCATTCTCTAGGAGTTAATCTGCGTATCTTATAATTTTCAATTACTTTAAAACCATTAGTCATTCCTTCTCTTGAGCAATGTTGCGTTATTGTTCCACAACATTCGTCTTTTCGTATGTTATTATTATAACAATCTAAAATTTTTAATTCTTGTATTACAGGTTGTCCGCTGCCATCTTCCCTTGCTCTCGCAGGTATTGTAGGACAATTACCATCTTCAATTTCTCTAAATCCTTGTCCATCTTTATGTGTTCGCCAAGTTCCAATTTTTAAAAAAGGATTGTCATTGCTAACTTTCGAACATCTTGCAGTTATTACATTAGTAAATTCACTATTTTCTTCTAATGGGTTAAATTTATTATATTCCTGATTTTTAATTAAGTTCTTTATTCCATCATTACTCAAAAAATACTTTTCAGGCACATCATTTTCAAGTATGTTTTTTAGTCGTTTTGTCAAATGCTCTTCAGCAGGAAACCTAAAGTTATTATCTTGGTCGTCTCGTATTCCAATTATAAAAACCCGTTCTCTATTTTGTGGAACTCCGTGTTCTTTTGCGTTCAATACCTTCCAGTAAATGTGATAAGGCACACTGTCTTCGTAAGGAAATAAGATATGCAAACCATTAACGGACTTACCACCAAGTAAATTCACCCACTCTTGAAAGGTCTTACCTGCATCGTCTGAAAGCAAACCTTTGACATTCTCAAATATAAAAAATCGAGGTTTATTTTTAGTGATGAATTCATGTGAGTTGAAGAACAAAATACCTCTTTTATCGTCTTTACCTAACCGCTTTCCAGCTAAACTAAACGCCTGACATGGAGGTGAAGTCATATAGATGTCTAAACTTTCGGAAGGTATTTCACGGTCATAAACATTTTTAGGGTAATACTTAGGTTCTTTGTAGTTGTGGATGTATGTAGTTCTAGCGTATTTGTCCATGTCACACGCAAATTCAGTTTCGTAATCAATACCCAAACGCATTAATGCTTGGTCAAATGCACCAACTCCAGAAAAGTCGCTACCTACTTTTATTTTCTTGTTCATATAAACTTTTTTAGTTCTGTGTTTTCATCTCTTAACCGCAAATTCTCTTCGTAAACTGCGTAGTATTTCTTCACGACTTGCTTATGGTCTTCGCAAACTCGGTAGAAGGTTAACATGGCTTCCTTAAGTTCGATTTGTCGCTCTTCCATTGGCTTAATTAAGTCAACTCGGTGCGTGTGTTTTGTCTTTAGGTCGTCAATGCTCATGCTCAACGCTTGGTCAAGTGTGCGCAGGTTTATTTGTGCGGTTAAAATGTCGAGTTCTTTCATTAGAATAGTTTTTGCTGTGAAACGTGGTTCTTGATGCGCTCAACCGCCTTTTCAAAGTACTCTTTATCCAGTTCACAAGCGGTTAATTCGAAGCCGTATTCGTGACAAGCTATTGCTATACTTCCACTCCCGAGGTGGGTGTCGAGGATTTTGTCTCCGTCTTTTGCTTTTTGTGTCAAAAGCCATTTATACAAACCAATCGGTTTTTGAGTTGGATGTAATTTATCACTTACAACAGCTTCACGATATAATCTTGGCACATGGTTAAAACTTGTCCAAGCCATTTCGTGCATGCTAAAATTTACAGCATCACTTTGTTTCTTATCCCAAATAATCCAATCACGTTGAGCAGTTAAAAAATCTGTCATATAATTTCCACCCCAAATAATTTGGTTTTTTGAAACTCTAAATAATTCATCAAAATATTCTTTTGTAGGCAATTCATCAACCCAACTATGTTCACGATATAACCTCCCAAATGGTCGCACATCAGTATCTTTACCCCATCCTTTTAAAGATTTATTTATTCCGTATGGAGGGTCAACAATAGCAAGGTCGAAGTAGTTGTCAGGGTAACGAGCCATTAACTCTATGTTGTCCTCGTTCGTGATTTGTATTTTATCGGTTATGTTCATAATTAAAAAGGTAAATCGTTAATGTATTCGTTTTTTGGTCCGTAGAAGTTGTTGAGTTCTGGTACTAATTTACTCACTTTAATCTCTCCCTTTGGTGATGCGTATCTTTTTTGTAGGTCACTTGGTCCAATCATATCTAATTCGTAATAAGTGAGCGTATTCACATCGAAGTGAAGAACCACATCGCCAATTTGACCAACCGAACGCGGCTTAATCTTATTCATTTTGATTTCGGCTACATTGCTATTGATGTCAGGGCGGTGTACCGTAATCATGCACTTACCACTATTAAACCATTCCGAGCCTCCTTTCAAGTCGTAAGGACCGGGTGCGTTCCGTTTTCCGTCTTTGTCTTTGTCCGTCAACTTTGGGTGTATAATCGTGTGAAAATGAAGGTTGTTTTCTTCGGCAATGTGATTTCGATACGGAAGGCAAAATTCTAAATAAGTCGCATAACCTCCAAACTCATCGTATGGGTGGCTCATGTCTTTCCAAGAATCTATACTTGCTGTTTCAAGTCCTTCGGTTTTCTTCATTTCGGCTGCCAAGTCCCAAAACTGCATCGGTGTAAGTTTCGCTTTTACATCCGTTCGTGTTAAGATTTTGAAGTGGAATAAAACCCATTCCAAGTTCTGTTCGATTTCTTTGTCCGTTATGGTGTTAGGTTTCTTCGGGTCAAATGATTTGCTCGTCTTTTTGTGGAGTAAGTCCGCTACAATTTCGACATTATTCCCAACGTCAGGAAAATATACCAAGTGTTTCCACGAATAAAACATCGATGCGTTAACAAGTAACTCCATCAACACTTGAGTCTTTCCGCTCATGGGGAAACCCGTCCAGTCGGTGCAATTCCCTAACTGCATTGAATAATGTTTATCTAAACTTTCAAACCCTAAATACTTCCCTCGTTCGTGGTATTTATCTCGGTAGGTTTTGAGTTGGTTTAGTACGTCGTTAGGTTCTGTGACCTTAAAGCCTTCTATTCCCATGCTGCCTTCACTTTATTTTGTTGCTTAATTTGTCCGAAGGTACTATTACTTTTCTGTCGTGTTTTTATCCAACTACGTACGGTTAAATTAGCACTATTATACTTCCTTTTTAGTTGTTTAGTATTTTCCATCGCCATAAATACTTCAACTAAATCGTACTTGTCAAATTCAACTAACAGACGTACAGCGTCCAAGTTGTTTATTGGCGAGGCTAAACCTTGCACCTGAGGACAATTAGTGTTTAAGTATTCAACGAGTGGGTGTATAATAGTATATTCTACTTCCTCTTTCCCTTTCTCTTTCTCTTTCTCTTGTACCGAACCCCCTTGCGTACCCCCTTCTGTACCCCCTTCAATAGGGGTTAATTTCTCTTTAGTTTTGTCTTCGTAACCCTTTACTTGTGAGTCAATTGAGTGCTGTTGTGAAAGATAAGCAAACTTAGCCATGCCCGTTAATTCTGGTTCTATTCCTTCAAATTGCTTTTGGAGTATAGCCATTAAAAATTCTTCTCTATCCTTCTTGGAAAGTTCTTTAGCTACATCGTAATAGCTTCGATAAAAATTAAACGCTTTTCGCATAAAAATTGTGTTAAATAAAAAACCCTACTCACTTTCACGGCTCTCACCTCGCTACTTGTAAATAGGGTTGTTAAAAACATCCTAAGTTCTATAATGTGAGAGCGAACCTTCTACAATATTAAGTACTATCTAACTAATTCGGTTAATTCGTGAATACTTATTTTTCAACAGGCTTTCAATACGTCGCGCTGAAATAATCAAAGCGGTATTATAATCATTCGCGTGAGCATTCGTTATTTCGATGCACTCCAGCACCTCGTTTAACTTTTCCGCAAGGAGTGGATGATAACCGTCGAGAGCCAAAACTATCATTTCCTGCGAATAAATAACCGTTGCGTGGTCCTTGTTAAACAGCTTCCCCGACTCAGCTAAAGACAACCCGGTCAACGTTGCCCAAGCCATTCCAAGCTGTCGCCATTGCATTCGGTCGCGTGAGCGGTTGGCTATCTTTAGTTCCTCGTGAGTGTAAGGACAAACTAGAAAAAACTCGTGCATCGTGTAAAATGACCGCTTTGGTAGTTTGCTGAGAATATATTTTATCTTTCTTCCGTATGTTGTGCCGTTCTTAACCATTGTCTAAATGCTATTTGAATGTTTACTTGTTGTTCTGAGGTCTCTTGTGATGCGTTCTTCATTACGCGTTCATCGAGTTTTCGAATTTGACTGATTAAGTTCTGCGTTGCCATCTTCATTTCGGTGCGGAACGCTTTGTCTTCGTTTAGGTCTTCTAAAAAGTCGGCAAGTACCGGGAGTATCGCGATGGAAGAAATGAGTTTTAAGTCGTTGTTCATTGTTTTAATTGATTAATAAGCATTGATTCAAGTTCGTGTTTTACTTCAACAAGATAAAGTATTTTATCAAATTGCTCATTCATATCTCCACCTGCAAACTCAAGTGCTAATTCAACTGCAACTTGCGCGGAACGTATAGATAAATAATAGTCCATCCATGCGTCATCATTTGTTTTACTGTCTTCAATTATATAAAAATTTCCAACTAAATCTCGTGCTTTTTCTATTGGTGTCATATCTCGTAAATGTCAATGATTACTCCTTCCCATAAGTCCGCTTTTTTTCGTGCGTCTTCTTTGCTTACTGCGGTCACTATTTTGTACATCTCGGTCCAAGTCTTGTGAGCGAAGCCTTTGTAAATTACTTTAAATCGTTTCATCGTTCGTTTTTTTAAAGGTTGTATTGTAATACTCATCACCACTTGTAAAAAATTTAGCCAATTTATGAGTATTAAGTATTTGTTCGTATTCAATTTGCTTTGCCTTTAACATTAGCGTGGTTGTAAATCCATCCGCTTTGATTAAATCATGTTTTATTAGGTCTTCAATTAATTGTTCAATTGGTGTTTTCATGTCGTTGCTTTTTTAATTTCACTAATTCTGTTTACTAATTCTGCGTTGTAGTTGGTCCACCAGTTCTTACGGTCTGCGTGGGTGATGGCTAACTGTCTTTTAATCGTTTCCTCAAACGTCTTGAGGTCTACTTTAATACTCAAAGTCTTTACTTTCATAAGGGTCTATTAATGTTACTTTAATTCCTTCGCCTTCGCATTCGTGGCATTCGTCTTTTACTGAGAACCCAAAAGGTCCGTACTCGCTTATATATTCACCTACTCCAGTTCCTGAGCAATACTTGCAAGCTACTTCTACTATTTCGTACATGGTTAAATATCGGTTACGTTAATATCTGCTATTTCTATCATTGTGCTTTCTACGATGTCTCTTGCCGTGTAGTAAGCGGTTTTCTCTGCGTCCGTCTTTGCGACCTTTTGGTTGTGGTTTAGTTGTCTAAGTATTTCTTTGTAGCCCTCAATAAGTGCTTCAATTTTATCGTTTTTCTGCTCGATGATTACTGATTGTTTAAATTCGTAAGCTGTCATGGTTTAAAAATTATAGTGAGTAAAAATAAAATACGATTGATAAGATAAGTAGTCCTGCGAAAAGACCGCCTAAAGTGTTACGCTCGTCGGCGTTGCGTGGTGTGAAATAGTTGATTAAGTTTTTCATGTCGTTTTGTTTTTGTCGTGCGTTACGGATGCGCACCCCCCGTTTTAATTATTTTACTGATTTTAATTTTTGATATAGTAAATGTAATGTTGTTGTGTATTCATTAATACTCATTCCAGAAAATCCGTTTTTCCACGCATTTTGTAAATCTTTAATTTCTTGTTCAATTTTTGTTTTCATCTCGTTTTGTTTTTTGTTTTGTGCCTTATGACTTTGCTAAATTACTGCTTTAAAATTAATACACAATACTTGTCGACACTTTTTTAACAAAAAAAATTAAGGTTTTTTCTAAAAGTCAATGTTTACAAGGGTTTCAGCACGAAAAAAACTTTTTAGGAATTTGCGTTTTGTCACAAAATTAGGCTAAATGTGTGACGGAATAGGACAAAAAATAAGGGTAACCCCTGAAGATTACCCCTATAAACCTAACATGAAAAAAAGAAGTGGTACGAAGATACTATAAATTATTAATCATTTTGTACTTGAGCCAGTCCATGTAAACTTTATTGTTTACTGAATAAGCTGAACGACATCCGTCTTTGCAAAGCAATGAGTGCATAATAGTACCTGCAGCTGTCGTATAAGTTTTGCTTAATCTTACGTTTGGAGTTCCGCAGTTAGGACACTCCCAACGTTCGCCACCTCGCAACGTAGAATAGTTGACTTTGTGTTTAGAATAAGGACGTAATTTGTCGTAAACCTTTTCTAAAATTACGACATCGTTTTTGCAGTACTCAACCATGTGGTTTAAAGCTTCAGAGTCTTTGTCGAAAATAATCTTTTTCCACGTGTCGAAGCCCCCAGTGTCCGACTTTGCACCAACGCCTAAGTATTTACTAATATAGTCTAGTTTATTAGAATTAAAATAGAACCCACTTTTAGCGTATTTAAGCGTGTCAATGGTGCGGTATGTAGGAAACATATCAATGTCATGATAAATACAGCGTGTACGCAACCATTTAATGTCGAACCTATCCCCGTTGTGTCCGATTATTTCGTCTGCTTTGTTGAGTTCCTGAATAAACTTTTTTAGTAGGGTCTTGTCGTCTTGTTTCTTGTCCCATGTCAACGCATGGACTTTGTATTCACCTTCCCACTTCCAACACACGCAAATAATAGCGCGTTCCTTTACTATGTTATCGTGTGAGATGTTAAGGTTGTACCCGATTCGCCAACTTGTGACTATATTCGGGCTTGTCTCAATGTCGAAAAATAGTCTTTTGCGTGTCATGGTCTAAACGTTTCATGATAGTCGGCTAACCTATTCAACCAACCCCTTCTAAATTTTGCGTTTTTCATTCCGGGCTTACTAATTGCAATAAAGAACGCTTCACGAAGTCTAATTAACTCATCGAATAAGATGCGGTCGTTTAACTCATTCGCAGCCTTCAACGTCTGCGGTCCGATTTTGCCGTCAATGGCAACGTGTTTACCTAAATTGTTTAAAGCTTGTTGTAGTGTTATGATTGCGCGGTGTTGACCTGAACCCCAAGCCATTCCCGAAACGATGACTCCAACGGAAAAGCATTTGAATTCGTCACCTTTGCACTTGTCCCAATAGCCTTTCTTGAATATCTTAAACCAGTCTTCTGAGTTCATGTTTAAGAACCGCTCGTCGTTTGTAGTGCCGAACATACCAACCCAAGTGCTGTAACAAATTCCCATGTTAGTATGGTATTTTTTACCCTTCAATGGAGTCGGGCAATACATCGAGGAACAAGAGTCCGAAGGGTCAAGGCTTAACCCACCTTCCCACTTCTTAATAAATTTAACGTAAGTTTCTAGATTCATAAGGTTTTTTTGACTAAAGTACACGTTTTTTTAACATCACACAGACAAAAAACACAGTGAGCAGAAACCCTAAAATAACAAATAGTTGTTTAAATTGTCTCACGGGCTTGTTGCGTTGTACTATTCGTTCGCGTTTAACGTCATTTTTAGCCGTTTTAAGCGCGTTTCGTAGTGAGTCCTTATACATTAATCGAATTACTTTCAAACTATCGTTAAATCGCTTGTAATCGTAGCGTATTTCGTAGCGTGTTTTTGGTATGTAGGAAGTCTTGTAGTGAATAATAGTATCTTTTGACGTGATTATTTTCTCCCAATACGTTGTGTCATGTTTCCATATAAGGAAACTATCTACTTTTGTTACCCGGATGGTGTCGCTGATAGTGTCGCACCGATAACCTTTTTTGATTGCTTTGTTGAGGTGGTAATTAACTGAACAACTACACACCAATAGTAAAATAATTAAGTACTTCATTAAAACGAGTCTTTGATTGCTTTGGCTTTTTTGATAAACGACTTAAAACGTGCAATGAAACCTTTGTCGTCCCCGTATTTTCGTCGTATCTTTTCATCAATACTAACCACTTCGATACTGGCAAGGAATAACCCAACCAATTTTGTGAGTGTATAGTCAACTGAAAAGACGGTTTTAACCATGTCGTTAACCATTGCAAAATCAATGAGGAAGAAAAGAATAACCGCACTTTCGTATGTAATCATTTTACCTACTAACCCCTGACGAAGGCGACGACTTGAAAACTTTTCCGTAGTCAAACGAACCGCGACAAAGGTATCTAAGAAAATAGCCAACCCAATGACTAATAAAATAACTTGGATAGGCGCAAAGAAGGAATAAACCGCAACGAGTCCCGTGATTAAATACTTCATATTTCGTACTTCTTTAACTCGTGAAAAGTCCACTCAACAACCTCAGCAGTGGTAAACGTCGAAGTGTACGTAAAACCATCTAAGTTCACACCATAATCTTGTGCAGGTGTAGACAAAAGAACGTCAACTCTACACGCTTTGTTTTTAAGGTCGTCAGTAATATAAACCACCTCTATAGTTGGGTCGCTTATTGTCTCTTCGAAAAAGATAAATTTATAGTTTGCCATAGATTAACTTATTGTAGTTCCATTCACGTTACACACACGCACCCAAATACCCCAAAGTCCCGATATTTTTGAAGACGTAGTAAATGGGTTTGGTCCTGCCGTCTCTGTGCTTATTCCATTTGCCCCCGTTTGGTTGGTACTTACCCACATATAACGTCTAGTTAAATTGAATGGTGCGTAATTGTAAAGAAAGCCACCCGGAAAGTTGAAGTTCATGATGTTCATAGCTTCATAAATATTAAATAACTGCCAACCGTTCAATCCTTCAATCGTGCTACTTGTATATTGGGTAAGTTGAGCCGTCCAAGTACGCGTAGTTGAATCTCCAAAATAGTAAGCGAGTACCGTTGAGCCGTTAAACGTTGACCAATCAATAGCAACCCCACCGCCATAACCTTGACCGCCATTTTTATTTGTAAACCTATTCGTGTTTCCGTGAGGGTTATTAAACGGCAAGGTCGTGAAATTCGTGAGCCTTCCGCGTTGCGTTGCGCCATCGTCACCCGTTGCATAGGACGTTGTTTGTCCCGTCTTTTGCAAGGTCGCGCCCACGGGCATAAATGAAGACGTATTAATTACGATGTCTACGTGGTCTTGGTTTCCGTTGTGCGTTACGCTTTGCGGTGTTATCGTACCTCCCGTTTGATTCTTTAATCGAATATCAAGCGGCTCTTCTGCGTGAATAGTAAATAAGTTACCACCGTTAACCGTGATGTCATTGTTTTGAATAATGTACTCAGTTGTAGCGTTTGAAGGTGTGCTTACATTGGCAAGTGTGCCGTCATCTTCTTTCTTAATGTGTACAATTCCGTCGGGTGCTGTTATTGTAGCGTTGTCGCCGCAGTCAATAGAACCCGAAGTGATTAAGGTAGGAACTGAATTGTAAAGGTCGTAGGTAGCAGGTTCACACGCAGGAAGTGTTACAATTATTTCTTCGTCTTGAACGCTTGGGTAAATCTCGTCGCTTAGTATATTTCCATCTTGGTCTTTAACTACAAGGTTCACATCGGGCAAAACTAATAAACCACCACTTGCGACAGTTGCCGTGTAACTTCCGTCCGAGTTTTCGACATTTCCGTCTGCGCATTCTACGGGTGTAGGGGTAATCGGTTCCATTGGTATTTCACAAGGTCCATAAGTAGCAACCTCAAAAGTAATACCCATTACCCACCCAGCAACGTAATCTAAATCGTAGTTATTTAAAGGTGTCATTGTAGCCGTTCCAACCACATCTAACTGCGCGTCCATGTCGTTTATGTAATAAACATACATGTCTTTCAATATGAGTTGACAGTCGCTTAGAATAGTGTTTAAATTGGCGCGGTCTTTTTGTATAATGTCAACGCAGTAAACGTTTATGCTAAATTGGTTCGTGTTTAAGTCTTCAAGGTCGCTCAAAGGTTCAACGAAAACAACCGGGTACTTCTCGTCTTTAGTAGAAAAGTTAGGCATCTGTTCACGAAACTCACCCCCATACTTTTTAATTTGCAAGTGAGCGTTACAAAATTGCTCTATTTTAGAAAGTAGTGTTATATAGCTTGTCATAATGTAGCGTTTTCTTGCATTTTCTTAACCTTATTTTGTGTGCTTGTTACATCACTTTCGACGACCACCGCTTTTACCGTGAGTTGGTTGTTATTGTTCTCAACGTCTTGTGCTGCGCCCGTGGTGTTCATGTTGTTACCTTGTCCGAAAAGTGAGAACGAAGGCGCACCCCCTCCAGCGTTTTGCGTAGCACCGCCGCCACCCATTCCTGCACCACCTCCACCGCCTGCAGGGTTTCCGTTTTTAGCACCATATTGAGTACTCGCAATTTTAGCGACATTCGCGACAACTGAACTTAAGGTCAAAGCAAATGAAGCAATAGCACCCGGATTTGGAATACCTGCAACTGTTAATGAGTTACTTGCAAAAAAGGCAGTTATTGACTTGTAACCGTCAAGAATAGCCATACTTAACTGCAACGCTTTAGCGACTTGAAACTGTCTTTTTGCTCGTTTCTCTTTGCTTTCTTCGTCTTGCTTTCCGAATCGGTTTGATATTGTAAAGGCGGTTTCTGCGAGGTTGTTGACTGAATTTGCATAGTCTTCGGCCATCTTCATTTTGCGTTCAAACTCGGCCTTTTCTTCTTCAGCTTTTTTATCTCTTGCGGCCTTTTCTATTTCGGCTATTTTATTGGCGGTGTCTTGGGCAATTAAAATCTCATCGGCTGCCGTTATTCCTGCCATGCCTAATTTAGCTTCACTTTCAGCAACTATTTGTGCAATGGCTCGTTCTTGGTCTGTTTGAGTTAACGCTTGGCGCATTGCAAATAGTGCGTCTTGGTCTGCGATTATTTTTTCTTGTTCTTCCTTTCGTTTCGCTGCGAGTTCCTCATTCTTTTTAACTTCCGCGTCAACGTACTTTTGATTTATATTTTTAGCCGTTTGCTCTGCCTCCTTTACATACAACTCATTTAAAGCAATACGTTCTTTTTCGTTATACTTTTCATTCTTCAAAACGTCCTCTTGAAGTCGAGCGTATTTAAGTCGGTTTGCCTCAAGTTCTTTTTCAACTCCGTCTTTCATTAATCCAACACGCAGGTCCTGAATCAAACGTGTAGCTGCTAACCTAGCAGCTAAAAATTGTTCGTAATCTGCGGCGGCTTTTTCTTGTTCTTGTTTAACTTCTTGGTTGAGTTTAACTTCCTCAACCTTTATTTCGTGTGCCTTAGCTTTATTGGCTTTGACTGTGTCTTTCCATAGTTTGGTTTGGTTTAAGAAATTGTTACTCATAAACTCCAAAACTTTAGTTTGGTTCGCTATTTCCTCTTGCATGTATTTATTACGCTCAATTCGTAACGCTAAAGTACTTTTACCTTCGGCATCCAACAAGGAAATTTTTTGGTCCATTAAACCAAGCACCTCTTGACGCTTTTCTTTTTCCTCTTCAAGTGCTGCGGTAGTTTTGGCAAGTGCTTCATCGGCTGCAAAAGACGTTAAACCCATTAAGTCCAAGAACCATTTAACCGCGTCAATGAGTGGTTTAAATGCTTGAGTCAAAAAGTCAACGAATTTAGTCACGAACCCAAGTCTTTCGGCTAACATGTAAAGACCTGCTACAATAGCAGCCACAACCGCAGCAATTAAGAATATAGGGTTAACAAGTAATTGCGCCCCCAACTTAAGAAACGCACCACCAACACTCGCAACCGTAGAACCTAACCCCTTCAAAGAACTTGAAATCGTCTTTCCGTCAATTTTCCCTAAGTTACCTGCGAACAATTGAGCCGATTCGGCAGCACCCTCGAAGTCCATTGACATTAACTGCGAAGACATCAACCCGAAAGCGTTAGACGTTTGCTCGAAACGTGAACCCGAAGCGAAGACCGCAGCCCTTTCGTTAGCATCTTTCAGTTTGTCCGAAAGTTCACCCGCTTTTTCTGCGAGGTCCGCCATTTGTTTAGGGTCCGTTGCGTTAGCTAACTCCCCTTTTAAGGCTTTAAGTTCCGAACGTATCTGAGCGATACCGTTTAACTTTATATTTATTTCTTGGTCTGCCATTAAATAACCATCATTGTGTTATCGTAGTCACCTCTATTCCCACATCCACCAACTGGCTTGATATCTGAGTCCGTGTTTAAGTCACTTGTAAACTCAGGAAACAAAGCCTTATTAGTAAGTAGGTAGTTAGTAAGTCTCTTTTCGTAGAAGGCTGCCATTTGTCCGTAGTGGTCCATAACGAAAGCCGTTTCATTTTGGCTAACGTTGTTAGAATAGTCCCCGAACTGCGTTTGTATACCTTTATTCTTAAGTTGGTATGTTAGTCCGAAGGCTGCTTGTTCGGCTGCCCTCCACGCTACAACTGGCTGTATCTTTTCAACTAAAGCCTCTTCGTCGTTGTTTAAAGTCTGAGCGTTATACGCACCCAATAGATACGCGTAAAAGTACGAACCGAGTATTGCTTGTACTCGCATATCACTCGCTGGCTTAACGTACGGGAAAACATCCGTAACGTCAACGTTTGCAGTTATGGGTGTGTTTACCTTAAGGTAATTTTCAGTTACGAAATAAATCATAATGTCGGTGTGTTATTTTCGCTCAATGGTGGTAAAGCTGCCATTGCTCGTATTTCGTTAGGTGTCATTGTTTCGAGAACCTTAGCCGCTAAAGTTGGGTTCATAGCGTTAAGTGCGTTAATTACCGCTTTACCTTCATCCTCAACGGCTGTAATTGTTTCGTTGACAATTTGATAGTTGGTTATTTCAATGTGAGTATTAATACCTACGACTTTTAAAAGTTGGTTAAATACATCGGCAACAGTTTCGCGCAAAGGAATAATTGTGTTTTTCTCAAAAATTACGTACGCTTGTTTAATGTCCGAACCCGAACCAAGTGAACCCGTAGTTCTAACCCCAAGAAGTATTGGGTCGATGGTGTGAGCGAAACAAATTTGCTCCGTGTTTAATTCAGAAACACCCTTAAACAATTCATCATTTGAGTTTGTAGGTACGTTTACTAAGTCGGGTAAACTTTCTTTGTTATTGGCAAAGAAGGCAACCGCTTTTCCTGCGTTTTCTGCGCCTTTCAACTTGTTAACCGTGTCTTTAATTAACTGCATCTCTTCGGGTCCTTGTGGTTTCTTTGGGAACATCATGGCAAACGAAGGGAAAATGCTATTTTGAATGTTCGACTTTTGTAGGTAGCTTAATTCACCACTCAAAAAAGCGAAGTTTAACGCACTGGTGTACTGAGGAAGTGGGTAAAAGTCTTGACCTACACTTTGACCTTCGTAAGCCAACAAATAACACCCGTCTTTGTGTTCGGGGTGGTAAGGTAAATACGTCTTTATTTGAAGTCCGTACTCCCAATCCTCATTTACTGCGTATATAGTTTTCGTTTGGTTTATTCTTACCTTCTCAGGGGCTACCCGGTACACGTTAAACACCTTCCCACCTTTCAACTCAACGTGAAAATAGCATCTATCGTGAAGAATAATGTCTTTAGTGATGGCTTTAATAGTTCCTTTCAAGCCGATTTTCTTACCGAACGAGTAAAGTACAACCTTTTCCATGTCGGTTAACTTTGTCTCCTCGAATGAATAACCCCCACCGATTGCCGCGTTAGTCTTAAAGTCTACAATAGACCCATGCAACGGACTCATGAAATACATTTGATTCATGTACTGAGGGAATAAATTGTCAAACCCGAAACGCACGTAACCTTGTGTAGTGTATCTTACATCTATTCGTGGTAATGACAAGTTACCTTCAGGCACTTTTAAGAACGGTGTACTAAAACTTTGATAACCCGTATCAACTACTTTAAGACTTTCGTCTTTTTTAAACTTTCCAAATAAACCCATTATTCATAAATTGAATTTGATACACCTTCGACCACCATACGCCCCTCTTCAACTAAAGTTAAACCGTTATCATTCGTGTTTGGGTCAACTATAATTGGCACTGGACTTTCGTAAACCCAATATCTATACTGACCTATGCGAAACGTCACGTCTACACCCTCATCCAAAAAGAAAAGATTGTAACGATTAACGTACTGCGAAAAGTCCACACCTACCCAATAAATAGGTGCGAGTGTTTGGTCCATCTCCCACACGAATTTAAACAACCATGTCGGTGCTGTAATTGTCGCACTTTCGGTAAGCGTTAAAGCTATTGTATTGTTTTGGTTTTGTTCAATGTATATCATACTATCTTAATAAGTAGTATTTACAAAAGTTGGTTAAATAAAAAAGGGGGCTAATTAAAACCCCCTTCTAAATTCGTGTTTATCTAATTAGATAATGTCAGGAATTTCTGCTGCGTCTACTTCAAATGCAAGATTTTCGTTTTCCGCTACGAAGGAAATGCTGTACTTTGAGCCATCGGCTTTACTTGTGCCCGACCCTTCCGTTACGGCTGTAAGTTGAGCGTTTGGAAAATACCAATATTTCCCGTTAGCGTCACCAACTACTAAAGCCAAGTCGCGTTGACCTTCGCCAAGGATTTTAATTGCTTTAGACTTAGCCGCCTCACGTCGGTGGAAAATCAAAGTGATAGTTTGAGTAATGAAAGACGAACCATTTACAAGGTCAATCGCTGCCTCTTCCGTAAACATTCCCGTGTTACGTCTGAACTCAAAAGGAATGAAAGGGTCTGCAAGTGTACCGAAAGAAGAAATTATCCAGTTAGCCTCAACAATAGTTCCCGTCATGTTGTCCATGTCGTTAATATAAATTGAAGTTATCCCTCCGATATTGTTGTCGCAACCCTTTAAAATTGTTTCTATTGTTGTACAAGCCATTTTATTTAGTATTTAAGAGTTAAAAAAAAGGGGGCGGTTAACCCCCCTGAAACTATCTAAATAATTTTAGCAGTATTGGTCTCCACCATACCAAACAACCTGAGTAGTGTTCACAACGTAGAAACCTGCTTTAAAGTCAGCACGCGCACCGATACGACGGTCCAAAGTTGTCTTAGAGAAGTCAACGATTTGCAAGTTGTCTTGGTCACCTTCTGCATCTAAAGCATAGATGAAGTTAGTGTAGTCAGACAAAATGATTGTTGAAGCAGGAAGACCATACTCAACTACAACTGGGATATCCAAGTAAGTCAAAGCCAAACCTGTAGTAACGTTCGTGATTGTGTTAGTCGAAGCCGTAGCGATTCGGTAGTTAGCAGCAACGTCAGGAGAAACTTTGAATTGCATGTTAGCAGGATTAACCAACATTTCGTTAGTCGCAGCCGCCAAAGTAGCACCCATTTTAGCAAGTACGTTTGAAGACGTGATAGCCGCGTAAGTTCCTGCAGGTGTAATAAAATCGTCAGCAGTACACAAACGCAACAACCAACCATCACACAAAGCCAATGCAGGTGTAGCACTTGCCGTATCACCTCTCCACATCAATTGAGCAAGTTCTTGGTGACCTTTCTTCGCCATTTGTGCCCAGAAGAAGTTCATGAAAGATGCAACTGAAAAATCAGAGTTAGAACCTTTAGCCATTTCCAAAGCCAACCAAGATTGTTCTAGGTCGTATTGACAAACAGATGCTTGTGAAGTCAATGCACAAACGTCGATTTCTACTGCTGAAACTTCGCCGTTTTGTGCTGTAAAGTCACATTCTGCCTCAGCAAGAACCTTGTCAAATACAACCGTTGCAATTTTTGTTTTGTTTTTGATACCCGGAAGGACACGGTAGTTAGATACTGCGTTCTCCATTCCGTAAAGAATAGAGTAATACTCTGAAGGGTTTGCTTGAAGTAACGCGCTCGCGTCTACTGTCAAATCGAATTTGTACTTTTTAGCCATTGTCTTTATTTTTTTAAGAAGTCAATTACTTGGTTAAACTTTTGCGCCGCTGTCATTTTGATTTCTTCAACGGGTGCGACTTCCTCCGTTTCAGTTAGTTCATTCTTTAGGTCTGCGATAACTTGCAATAGTTCGGAAATTCGTTGCTCAATGTATGGGCTAACGATTGCCAAAATAGCGTCGGTGTCTGCTGCAGGGTCAATAGCTGCTTCAACTTCAACAACCTCTTCTTCCTTAACGGACTCTTCGGTTACTTCGGTTGTGTCTGCTAATTCCACTTCCGTAGACGCTTCAACTTCCATTACTTGCTCCTCAGTCGTAGGAATTTGCACGTCAACAACTTGACCGTCTTTTACGATAATCAATGTGCCGTCTTCGAGCGTGTGTTCTCCGTCTGGTAACATATTATTTATTTTTATTTGGTTGCTTAATTTAAGACCAAGAAAGCCCTCAATAGAAAAGCCTACTTGACCTGCTTCGACTAACTTGTTATAATAGTCCGTGTCCGTGATTTGTGCCGTGACCATCAAAGTTCCTTTAGGTACCTCAATACCAAAAGTGCTTTTCGCCTTGTCCGCTTCGGGGTTGTCAACTAACCACGCTTCGAGAATGTAGGCAGGAACGATTTGGTCTCCTTCGTGTTCTAAGTTGAAAAGGTTTCTATTGTTCAAGTTCAACATGAAGTCTTTGAAAATCGTGTCTATTTCGACCTCGCTAAATTGTACATAGTACTCGCCCATGTCATCATCACGTCTGTAAATGTCCATAGGAATCATTGCAGGTGCAGTAATACGATATTTTTTCTCGTCTGCAAAGTGACTTTTTGCTTGGGACTTAAACGCGACACCCTTAACCAATACGGCAGGGTTTGCAGTGAACGCTATAGCGTCTACACCAAGCGGTTCAGTGCCGTCGTTGTAGGCTTCGTCTATGGTAATTTTGTAAGTTGGTAAACCTTCCATTGACTTAATAAGTACGCTAAAAAAGTTTTGGTTAATTTTTAAACATTATTTTTATACCTTTGGTTAAAATCTAAGCAATGATTCAAATTTACGGGGCTGAAATACCCAACCAACTAAACGAGTTAACCGTTGAGCAGTTCGACCACCTCAACAAAATCGAAAACAACATCGAGTTAGACACCATCGAAAAGTGGATAGAGAAATTTATTTACTTAGGGGTTGAAGAAAAAGCCTTCGATTCAATGGAACTTGACGAGTTCGCTAACTACATTAAAGACTTTAACAAGTCCGACCTACCAAGCACCGAAAAGGTGACGCAAATTGTCATTGATAAATACACTTATGAGACCTCCGAGAATATCGGTGTTAAAGACTTAGGAATGATTGAGAAAATTTACCGCAGTCAAGACGACAATTTTACGGCTCAAACGCTTTCAATTCTTTTTAAACGTACGGACCTTACACGAACCGAACACTACGCACCTGCGCACCTTAAATTGAAAACTAATTTGTTCAAGAAACAAACAGCAGAAATTGCATTCCCGTACATTCTCGATATTCTACAAAAGATAACCAAAATAACCGAAAAGAAAGTTGATGAAACTACCGAAGAGTTGGAACGAGGTAACGGTTAACCAATGGGTCGAACTTAATTCAATAGACCCTAACGAATTTAACAGCGTGTTTCTACACACGTTGGAAAGTCTTTCTATACTCTCCGATACAGACCCAGAAGAGTTGGAAGACCTAACCCCCGAAGAACTCATTGACCTTGCCAGTCAGGTATCTTTTATTAAGCGTGAGCCGTCCAATAAGCCTAAACAAGCCGTGAAAGGTTTTATGTTGAAGCCGTTGGACGCGCTTACCTTAGGGGAGTTCATAGACCTTGAGTATTATATTAGTCAAACCACCGAGAATTTTACCCTTTTGCTTAGTATATTATACAAACGCTGGAAAACTGACGAGTGGGGTAACGTGGTATTTGAGCCGTATTCGTATAGTCTAGTGAGCCGTAAAGAGGTATTTAATGAGGTCAGTATAAACGAAGTATTTGGTGCGGTAAATAATTACATCGCCTATTCAAACGACTTTAAGAAACGCTACGAAAATCTATTTAACCCCGTAATCGAAGAAACCGAAACGGAAGAACTAGACGAGGAAGACCTCAAAGCCGAAGCCGAAGAAAAGGTATTTACTAAATGGTCGTGGGAAAAACTACTTTACGACATCGCCAACGAAGACCTTACCAAAATAGACGCAGTTACGGACTTGCCGTTGGTGTTCGTGTTTAATATGCTCTCAATGGTCGAAGAACTACAACTGAATAAGTCTTAGCCGTAAATATTCCACATCTTATCGTAGTCAAATATCTTATTCCACTTGTCATCCTCAGAACCGAACAAGTTATATTGAATGTTTACTTTAACATTGTCAACTGTCATGCCTACCGAGTCAGTGTTTAGGAATGGGTAAGTTTTAATCATATAAATCAAATACTCATCGATTGCTTCACGAATGAATCTTTGACCATTATTAGAAGCAAGAGCGTTTTGAGTAATGTAGTGCGGGCGAATGTTACCACCGTTTTTTAGTTCCGCACCCTTGTCTAAAAACATATAGTAATAGATAGCACTAATTTCTACATACAAATTGTTTACGTCACCACTACCCGCAGAAATACGAATCGAGTCTTTCATTGTACCAAGTTGTACTAAGCCTTGACGCTGTATCTCTTGTTGAATTGCACGCTGTAAATGTACTCGTGTTTTGTATTTAATGTTGTATTGTCCCGGTAGTGCCATAACCTTTTAAGTAATTCGTGTTTATGTTGGTTAAATAATAATCCAAGCCGTTGCTCCATTTGATAATAAACGAACACTTGACAAAGAAGTTAATGAATAACTAATTGCAGTATCAATCACATCCGTACCAAAAGGGTAAATAGTATTTGTAAATCCGTTTGTCCCTTTGATAATAAATACTTGACCTATATTTTCTGCGTTTGCCTTTGGTAAATAAACATTAATTGCTCCAGTGATATTTACACATATAAGAACACAATTATTTGTAGTTAAATAGTAGTCAACTGTGGTTTTTGCAATAGGTAACTGAAGCCCTTCCGAAATAGCAAGACTTGCAATTTTCGCAACGTCCGCGCCTAGTCGCTCGGTAACTATACCCGTTTGGTCGAGCATCTTACCATTGCCTACGATGATACCATTAACACCGGGTTGGATAACGTTACCTTGCCCGTAAATTGCACTCGTTGAAGTTCCCGGAATAACGTTACCTACGAATGAATTGTTAAAGTGTATACTTCCCGTGTGGCTTGCTAAGTCGCCAACCGTCGTTGGAGTAACCGACCCCTTAGCAAATGGGGCTAAGTCTATTTCGGTGTCTACACTCATCAACTCAACCTTAGTTAGGTTTTGAGCGTTGCAGTCATAATCGATGACCTTGTTAATGGTCCACCAAGAGTTGTCTATTCGTATCTTAGAATTTAACTTGAGGCTTTGTATATCGTCTTCGCGTAGGTCGAAGAACGCAGTCAACATCTTACCCACGTTTATTTGATTAACCGTGCGTCTCCAATATAGGTTGTAAAGGTTGTTATTCGTCACGTTGTAACCTTCGTAAAACATATAATCGGGCTGTGCAAATAGAATATCGAATGTCGGGTTAATAGGGTCGTCCCAATGGTGTAAAATTGGGTAAGTCGTTACACCACTTTCTCCAGTAGTCCCGTAGTCGTAAATGTTGTAAGCGTCACACGTACCTACACCCCCATCGTGTAAAATTCTTATATTAACTTTTGGTTCACCTGAAAGCATAGGTAGGTAAGCGTTGAAAGTACTGCGCTCAATTGGTGTTGGACTGAATGTAATTTCTTTCGTGTCTATTCCTTTAACATATTCGTTGTCGAAAATAAACTCAAGTTGTCCGTAAATTTCTTTAGTTGCTTCAAAGTATATTTTGTTCGGGTCGTCGCTGTCGTTCTTGTAAGTAAGAATAAGTTTCTTTGCGCTCAACTCAGGCAGGAATTGTAACGCTTGGTCTTTGTCCTTTGCTAACTTATACGTCCAATCAACTTCCTGCCCTTGGTCATAATAGTCGTCACGGTGTTTTAGCACCAAGTTGTTAGGAATGTCGGTGTCTTGTTCGGTATATAAATTATACATCGTGAACAATGACTTAATAAAGTCGGCTTGTTTTACTTTGTTTGGGACGCTGTTATTCATGTTGATGACAGCACCATAACCGAGAATGTCCGAAGACGGCAGTACGCGAAGTTGTAACGAAGTAAAGTCTATTTCTAAACCTACTTGCGCAAACACACCGCCAACAGTCCAATAGTCCAAAGTCAACGAACCGCCTTTAATGGTAAATAAGTCCGTTGTAATTACGTTACTTGCCAACATTGAATAAGTCCCCGACAAAGTACCTATTGAAGTATTACCGACTGGTATAGTAGTTCCAAAAGGTACGCTTATTCCTGCAGGTGAACCGCTCGTTGTTGCGTATGGTGTTCCGTTTAAATCAATTTGAAAGTATGGCTTATAAGAAAGGTTGTTCGATTGAAGTGTTGCCGTTCCTGCGTTGCTATTCACAAGCGTTAAATCTGCGGTAAACGTAAACTCAAAGACTACACTTTCGGACGCTTGCAAGTTGAAAGGCACATCGTATGCACCCGTAGTGGGGTTGAATAAACTAAACGCGTCTTGTGTCTCAGTCCATCCCGTAATTGGGTTAATAAATACCGCAGTTGTACCCGAGTCAGTAAAGGAAGTGTTTGCTTCTACTAAATAGTCCACGTTGCTAATCAATGACTTTTCACCATTGAAAGGAATAATCAACTTGTCGAAATGCGCAGCCGTTAACGTAGACCAAGTGTAACTAAACCCCGCTTGTGCAAAGATACGGTCGAAGTAGGTCTTTGCGTAGATAGCAGGTTTCATTTCCTGCAAGTAATAGTTATTCGAGTCCTTAAACGGGACAAGGTATTTGTAGCCATCCGATTGCGTGTTGGTGAATGAGTTAACTACATTGATTGCCCGGTATTCGTGGTTAAGGTCTGTAAAGTCTAAGTCCGTAAGTTCCTTGTTTCCTAACTTGGTGAAGAAGTCCGAAGATTCGTCTTTTATCAATACCTCATACTCAACTTCGTTTTCGTAGTCCGCAGTCGTTTGTACTTTGTTAACCGCGACAAGTTGAAGGTAGCCAGACTCTAAAACTGGAAGTCCGTTCTGAATTACTGAGCAACGTGTTAAGGTGTTTATGTTAAACGTTCCTGCCTGAATGTTTACGTCGTAATAGTGGTTTAGTAAGTTGTGATTGTTAGCCGTCCCCGTTAGCGTAATGGTCTTACTAAATGCACCCGAACGTTTACTTACGTCACGAATATCCGCTACACCAAAATTAAGGGGGAAGGCTGTACCCTCTTTAACGTCAAGGTAGCCCGTCTCAAGTTGTATTTGTACACTCATATATTAACCTTGTCTTGGTTCGCTAACTTCACGTTAACCGTCTTTTTAATTAGATTCTTGTTCTTTTGTCGCTCAACCTCAAACGCTGTTTCTTGAACCACACACGCTAAGTATTGCCCGCCGTCCCAAAAGTAAACTACGGGTGACGTAATCAACTCTTGAAAGTAGGAAGCCATTTGTTCGTTCATCCAGTTTGTATTGAGTTGAAAGTTTTTATCCACCGTGCTTGAATAGGTAGTCATTCCCCTTGCATCACTTGCGTAACTCCACTCCGTCCCGTTAACGTAGCCCTCAACGGTTTTGTTAAACGATTGCTTTGTACTTGTCCCCGTCTCGTAAGAGCGAAGAGGAAAAGCAAACGAGCCCCAAGAACCCATGCGGTCAAGAAACACTAAATAGTAGTCATTGATTGCACAACGTTGGTCAATGTCAAACGTGTATGTTTCCGAGTCGGGAGGTGCTGTTCCGTCCGTAAAATAAAACTCATAAAATGTAGTGTCGGACTTAATCAACGGAAGTGTACCGCTTATGATTGTCAAGTTAAGGTTAGGACTTGCCACGCATAACTGAGTAGTTATTTCGGTGTTAGTAACGTCATAATAGAATGAGTCGCCGTTTGAGTTGTTAAACACTACACGACCCGTTACCGAGTTGTTAAAGCCATTGAACCAAATTTCTTGGTTTGGTGTTATGGTCATCTTTCGGTAGGACATCGAAGTCAAGAACAGCGCAGTCGTATTGTCTAATCGGTAGTCAGTTAATGCGTAGTTAGGAAAACTTACCCAAGGCAAAGCCCCGTTGAAAACCCACTTGTCTAAAGTCGTATCAATGTCTCGAATAATCGTCTTTCGGTTGTCTGCATATTTAACCGTCCCGTTTTCCGTTGCGTCAACCACGTTCGACCATGCCGCGTTAATAGTGAAGTCAGTTGTACCCGTCACGGCAATTACAGTCCATAAGCCACTAATTAAAGTATTCGTCCCTGCGTCAACTACGACTTGGTCACCTACTAAAAACGTGTGCGCGACTGTTGGTGTTATTTTTACATTCCCTGCGTTGTTCACTAAGTTAGCCGTATAGTTAAACGTCACAATGTACTCTTCGCCTACCTTAACATCGTAGTTAAAGCGTGAAGTCGGTGTGTCAATCTCTGAGGTGTTAGTTGGTTGAAAGTCGGGACCAACTTTAGCACCTAACAATTTACTCAAGTCAACTTCGCCGTAACCCGTCCCGAAGGTAGGAAGTACTCGGTACTCTGCTATCTTGTTAGCCGTCCCTTGTTCGTAAACGTCAAAGATATATCTAAACCCTTCGTTGTTTTTATTCGTGGAGTTGTAAATAAACTTGCACGGGTTGTACGCTGGTGTGAAGTCCTGCGGTTCTGCTATTAATGTCATTGCCATAACCTACTAAGTATTTATTGTATTTTGTGGTTATTAGAAAGCTACGTATTGGTCATCGGTGTAATACGTTTCCTTAATGTAGGTAGTCGCGTACCTTACCGCATCCATCGCGTCATCGTATAGCTTAACGGGTTCTTCGGTAATTATGTCCCCGACTTTTTTCCACTTGTAGTTTTCGTATTCTTTTTTTAAGGCTTCGTCTTCCTGACAATATACCCCGAAGGTCTTAACGAAGTTGATACCCATCTTAACCGACTTGTTCGCGTTGTTGACGTTGTAACCTGCGTTTTGTAGTTCGGCTATTATTTCGGGTCGTGAGTAGTCCGCGAGAATGTCAACCGTCTTTTCAACTTCCAGTTGCTTAAACTTTTCGATGAGTTCGGACGTGGTCAAGTAGCTTTCGTAAATCACGGGTTCTATCCAAATGTCACCATCGGACCAATAGACGCGTATTAAAGCAGTCGGGTGATTGTACCCAAAGTCAAGACCATACACGTAAGATTGAAAGCGTTGTGGCTTCCTACCGAGAAACGTCCAATTATTGTATATATTAGATTTGCTTATTGCCTTCTCACCCAATGCGTAAATTTGGTATAGTGCCTCGTCGGTTCGTTTAAGGTCTTCGATTTGTCGCTTAATACTTTCAGGAAGGAACGGGTTGTCCCGGTATGTTGACTTGATTAACACGCTTTCTTCGGTAGGTAACTTGTAAAGCCAACTTGACGAGTCCGAAGGGTTGTAGTCAAAGATTAACTTTTCTTCCGTTCTCATGTTTAGTTGTTGAAAGTCCTCAAACCAAAGTTCATTCGCTTCATTGCACCAACCGATATCCCTCTTACGACCTCTGATTTTCTGCTCGTCATCTACCGAGAAAAACTCCACGATGGACCCGTTAGGAAAGCGGTATATATTCTCGCTCATGTTGTGGTTAGCCTTTTCGTAAATTTCGAGGTCCTTCATAATCTCGAAGAAGTCACGCATAACCGTAGCCCTCAATGCCGGGAAGGTCTTACGAACTATACTCACTACCTTGTTAGGGTTTTGAATGCAGTACACTATAATCATCTGACAAAGGGAGTACGTCTTACTTGAACGGCTGCCACCTTGGTTAATGATAAACCGCTTGTCCGAATTTAGTGCGTCCCAGTTACGGGAGAAAATGTTAGTGGCTTGTATCTCCATTGCCTACTATCTTAACTGTAATAGGTTGTGTCAACTTGTCGCCTCCCGTAGTTACGTCCGTCTTTTCAGTGAGTCCGTTTAGTCGTTGAGTGATGGAAGGGTTGTATTGTCCGACCATGCCACCTTCGATTTGGTCTTGCCTGATGAGTTTTCTTATATGCGAACAGATGGCGCGATACGCATCGTATGTCCCCGTCTCATTTCTAAAATAGTGGTCTATTGTACTTGCGTGTTCAAAGCAGTAATTCTCGAACCCTTCCATTGTTAACGGGGGTGTGTGAAACTCGCTTACCACTCCCTTGGGTGTAGCCTTTTGTATTTCACGGGGTTTTCTGCTGTCCCTATATGCTTCAAATAACTCCCACATTTTTTCGGGTGTCTCTATATACTTTGATTTCATTTTTCTTTCGTCTTTTTGTTGTTTGCGTAATGGTCCAAAAACTCGTCTTCGCTGATTTCTTCAAGGCACATTAACCCCTCAACGTCCGTAAGGTAAAAAACAACGTGCGCTTCATTCACCTTTAGTTCGTCTTCGAGTGCCTTAGCGAAGTTTATCATGTTCTTGCCTGCGTCTAATAGGTAGTATTTAGCCATTATCTCCATTTTCGCCCGTTAAGGCAATTAAATAACAAAGGTAAGATATCAATGACCAACCGCTAAACTGCATCGCGTGGTGTGCATCGTTGTAAATTAGACATAGTGCCGACACGAAGACAAGACAAGCGACTAGGAAAGCGAATAAATTGCTTACTTTCATTTTCTTTTGCGTTTAGGTTTTTGCTCTACTCCTTCGTATGCTATGGTTGGTAGTTCGGTTGGTACATCGGTTGGTAGTTCCGTCTTTTCGACCTCCTCTTCAAAGTATTTACCCAAGTTCAACCCCCACTTTTGAGCCGTGTTTATGTCGGCTTCGGTCAAGTCCTCGATTTTCTTGGTTACCCGGACAGTCCCCAACTTGTACTCAACGCTTACTCCCTTATATTGGTCTTTTATCTTCAACATATGTTCTAAATTTTTGCTTCAACTCGTTAATGTAAATCAATGCGCTACTGGGGTCAATGTTAAAATGTTCTGCAAGGTCTCGTT